ATTTTAACCAGAAGTAGTGCTTCGGAATTTGACAATCCTGATTTATATTTTCTTACCCGCTTACCGTGATTTCTGTCTTTGGAGTAGAATATATGATATATTTTTCCCTCATCATTAAATGTGTAATATACAGTCCACGTTCTCGGTCTTCCCATTGCATTACAGATTATCTTTACATAGTTTTTGGATTATATTTTTCATTGGAATTGATTGATCTTCTGGATCTATTTCAACGTTCAATACATAGGATTCAGATTCATCTTCTATTGCCATTTCAAATACCTCTTTAAACTTCGTCGAATCTTGTACGTGTATACCAATGCCCCCATTCGTGAGATCCGTAATTTTTTCATAGCTCCAATTATGTATATCATTAAATTCGCCTTCCATAATAGCTTTTTCAGTGGAATATCCTCTATTGTTAAGTATAATTATAATAGTGTTTAACTTGTTTCGAATATGTGTTGAGAATTCAGATCCAGTCATTTGAAATGCACCATCCCCAACAATAACAATCGGTCTCTTATTTGGTTTGGCATATTTGACACCAATTGCACCAGGAACTGAGAACGACATCGAAGTATAATATGCCATGCAGAGGAATTGTCCCTTATTTACTGGAACATCAATCATACCAAATAAAGATTCCCCTATATCTGATATGATTATGTGATCGTCAGTCACAAGCCTTCCAATCGAATCAAATATACATTCAAGTTTAATTGGACTCAGAACCTCGGTTGAATCGGATTTGGGCTTAGTGGAATCTACAATCTCATTCCACTTATCAATAATTGCAGGATCTTGTGCCTCTATATTTTCAAATTTTGATATGAATGAATCGGTTAATTCGAGAAAACCAGAATTTGAAGTCTTTAATTCTTCGATGGGTTCGTTGTCAAATCTAAGACCATCATCCATATTAATAGATATATCAGCATCAAAGGAAAATGATTCTATATCTGTATTAACCATGCCGAGTGCCACAATACAATCAGATTCTTTTATTTCATTAATGATAGATATATCGGAAAATAATTCTGAAATGCAACCAAGACAATTGGGTTCAAATTCTGATATAGTAGACTTGCCAAGGAGGGTTGTGAAAATCGGTATATTTAATTTTTTTGAAAATTCTAGAATTCTATCTTCTAACGTATTCCGGAATACTTCATGACCGATGATAAGAACTCTATTCTTCGCATTCACAAATTTATCAAAACCCTTGTAAGGAAGATCTACGATTTTAGATTTATGGTTGTAGGGTACATCTCTACCATATACTGCATAAAACTTAGAGAGATAATGATCAACGCTTCGCATTATATCTTTGTTTGAGAATTCAATATATACTGGTCGTGAATGCGTTCTCATTTGATTCAGAGCGAGATGAATCACTGCCATATTGACGAACATATCCTCAGAATCTAGGGTATAAGCGTTGCATGTTATATTTGAGAAGATTTCTTTTTGTGTGTTACCCGTAGAGATGGTGTGATGCCGATTGGGGTTTATCTTGAGATCTTCTTCGCTGGGTTTCCCAACAAGAACTACCATGGGGGATTTCTCTGCATATGCCCCTGCCACCGCATTCATAATATTCATTGCACCTACTGAGTAGGTAATACATACCGCACCACATCCACGAAGTCTACCATAAGCATCTGCAGCATACCCAGCTGAATCTTCTCTGGAAACCCCGACATATTCTATTCCGGGATTTTGTTCTATCTCCCTCATAAAATTTAGGGTATAATCGCCGGGAATACCAAATATATGTTCCGCACCATATAATCTGAGTTGTTTAATTAAAAAATGTCCTAAATTCATATATTCACCTTTCGCTAAATTGTTGATATTATCAATCGACACTCCCGTGTGGAACCCCTTTTATCGTATTTATAATGATAATAGACGATACTAAAACACTTATTTTATAAATATTAATGAAATATAATGAATGTGATGAAAAAACTATATAATTGGATTAAATAACACACAAAGGAGAAAACTATGGCTTTTCAAGTTAGTCCCGGCGTATTAGTCCAAGAGAAAGATTTAACAACTATAATTCCTAACGTATCAACATCAATTGGTGGTATCGTAATAGCGGCAAATAAAGGTCCAGCTGACGATATTGTTGAAGTTTCCTCAGAGAAACAACTGGTAGATTACTTTGGAAAACCTAGTGACTTTAATGCTTCTTCTTGGTATACTGCCGCAAACTTTTTAAAATATTCGGGGGCACTCAAAGTAGTTCGTGCCATTGATGATTCACCAATAAATGATGGTGGTGCGGCAAATGCATCTGGTACTGCTGGTGTATTGATTAAGAACGATGACATCTGGGAAAATTCTACACCACCATCTGTTGGCGAATTTGCTGCAAAAACTCCTGGCGTATGGGGAAACAGTCTAAAAGTAGACGTATGTCCATCTGCCGGAGCATTCGATGGAACTGCTCTTGGTGAGGGTGTTGATGCTATTTCTGGTCAAATTCAATCTGTAGCCTTTTCCGCTGGTGGTTCTGGATTTGATAATGGTACTCATGACTTAACTGTTACTTCTGGTACAGGTGGTTCAGTTAGAGTTGTCGTAGCAGGAAACACAGTTACTTCTGTCACACTACTTGCTGGTGGTTCAGGTTATACTGTCAATGCTACTACTCCATTTACTACTCCCTTAACTATTACTATTCCTCCTGCTTTAACAGGAACGCCTGGAACTGGGTTTGTTGGAACTATGATAGTTGAAGATATTGATGCTATTGCAGCAGTTCCTCAAGTTGACCCTTGGGTTCATGCTGACTTATTTGATGTTGCTCCAGGCACTTCAGACTATGCTTCAGATCGTGGTGGTGCAAACGATGAGATGTATATCGTTGTATCTGATGAAGATGGAGATATTACTGGTGTCGCTGGAACTGTACTAGAAACGTTCATTTGTTCTAAAGCCTCCGATGTTAGATCGGTGACTGGCGAAGGAATGTTCTATAAAGATGTACTATTCCGTTCATCACAGTATATTTACTTTATGGACTTCCCTACAGTAACACCAGCATTTGGTGGAGCAGTTAAGGGTGTTACATATTATACAGATCATGTTGCTTACTCATTATCATTAGCAAATGGTGCAGATGGTGCATTTCCGAACTTCTCTAATGGTTTACAACTTTTTGCTGATGCTGATACCGTTGATGTTAATTTGATTATGGCTGGACCTGGAGATATAGAAGATCCTGCTGCGACTAAGGTACATGCACAAGATGTTATTAATTTGTGTAACTCTCGTAAGGATTGTCTCGGATTTATTTCACCGAGATTTGAAGATGTTGTTGGTGTTGCGTCTTCTGACACACAGACTACTAACGTTAAAGGTTATTTTGATGTATTGAGTTCAACATCTTATGTTGTATTTGACTCTGGTTGGAAATACCAGTACGATACATATAATGATGTATATCGTTGGGTTCCATTAAACGGTGATCTTGCTGGTACTTGTGCTAATACAGATGATGTTGCTGATCCTTGGTTCTCTCCTGCTGGAATGAGTCGTGGTAATATCAAGTCCGTTGTTAAGTTGGCATACAACCCTAAGAAAAATGAAAGAGATACTTTATACAAAGCACGAATTAATCCAGTAGTAACATTTCCAGGAATGGGAACATTATTATGGGGTGATAAAACTGCTCAGGCTAAAGCATCCGCATTTGATCGTATCAATGTTCGTAGACTTTTCATGGTACTTGAGAAAGCTATCTCAATTGCTTCGAGAGCTCAATTATTCGAACTGAATGATGACATTACACGTTCTAACTTTGTTGCTATGACGGAACCTTTCCTACGAGATGTTCAAGGTCGTAGAGGTATTACTGATTTCAAAGTGGTTTGTGACACATCAAATAATACTGGTGATGTTATTGATCGTAATGAATTCCGTGCTGATATCTATATCAAACCAGCTCGTTCTATTAACTTTATCACTTTGACGTTTGTGGCTACCCGAACCGGTGTGTCATTCTCAGAAGTAGGAGCGTAGAATCATGGCTAATATAGAGTTATTTAAAGCAAACTTAACTGGTGGTGGTGCTAGAGCTAATCAGTTTGAAGTCATTATGAACTTTCCTGCAATTGCAATGGCTGGTTCTGCTGGGAGAAAATTTACATATCTTTGTAAAGCTACCTCACTTCCGGGCACAACTATTGGAGCTGTTGAAGTTCCATATCGGGGTCGTGTATTAAAAATTGCGGGCGAAAGAACTTACGATGATTGGGAAACTACAGTATTTAATGATACTGATTTTGATATTCGTAATGCTCTTGAAAGATGGATTGATGGAATGGATAGAACACTTCTCGAAGTGACTAATGTAACTAATCCATTATTATATCAGACTTCTGCTGAAGTTCATCAACTTGATCGTAATGGAACTAGACTGAAAAGTTATAATTTCTTTGGGTT